TATATTAAAGCTAAGGAAATTGAGCCGGGCCAGAAGGCTTTAGAAGCCGCTGGTGAAGCCGAAAAAGATAAAGCTAGTAGTTATGACCCTGCGAGTGCAAAATTGCGTGAAACCCTACTAGAAATGCGTGGCTTGCCCCAAGATGTCATACGGCTAGTACGCGGAAACAAGAAACGTATTGATGATGGCAAGGAAGCCAAGCATGATCCAATGGTGAAGTCGGTTATCGTGGCCAACCTACTACGCAACGTAAAACGTGGCCGGTACCGGGCCATTGAGCTAGTATTTGACCAGATTGACGGTAAATTGACCCGAACCATCAGCTTGCTCGGTGGTGAAGACGTCTATGTTGATGACTACACTACGCTTATGGCGCCAAAACACGCTGTTAAAGACGAATCTGGGTGCTATATAGCCGAGAACCAAGAAATGACTAATATCTGGCTCAGAGGGTTCGCCAGTAGTCAGAAGGGGCTAGAGATACTGGCTGAAGGGTTAGACGATGCCGGAACTTCATAAAAGACGAGACCCAGGGATCAAAGGCTATGACCCAGCAAAAAAAGGGCGTAAACTTACCATGCACCAATGCCCTCACTGTTGGTTCGCACATCATGCCAAGAATGTTATGACTAAGCATATTAACGAAGAACACTGGGATTTAAAAGATGACCGAGGCTAAACTACAATCTGAAATCGTGAAATACTTGAAAGCTAAGGGGTGCTATGTCATTAAAACTCGGCCCGGAGCTGGTATACCTCTAGGCTGTCCAGATGTGATTTTTTTACTTGAAGGGTTTTGGGGTGCTATTGAGGTGAAGGCTGGATCTAATGCCAAGTATGGACCGCTTCAGATGGAGACATTATTAAAACTTGATGATTGGTCATGGGCCAGAAGAGTCGATCCATACTCCTGGCTATCTATTAAGGCAGAGTTGGAGAATATGTTATGAAGACCGACCGGTGTCCGACGGGTAAGAAGAAATCAACTAAGGCCCAGGCTCGAAAAGAGGCGCGGTACCTCAAGTACAATAAAAAATATACTGACATGGTGCCTTGTGCTTATAAATGCACTCACTGTGGCTGGTGGCACGTTGGGAATACGCTATGATTGTTTATCACGATGTTGAGCAGGGCAGTCCAGAATGGCACGCTCTAAGAAAAGACCTCTGGACCGGCTCAAAGGCCATTCGACTGTTGCAGGGCAAGCCTATGCCACGAGATTATGATTTTAAAGGCAATATGCACACTAGGCGTGGTCAAGTGCTGGAAGGGGTAGCCATCGCTGAGTATGAACGCATGATTGGTCGAAAGGTAAAACGTGTGGGTTTCATTACTAACACTGTTTATAAGAATGCCGGTTATAGTCCAGATGGCATAGATCGCAAGGTTCTACTAGAGGTAAAAGCGCTCAATGGCGAACGACACGAGAATCTGGCTGGTGGTGAAATACCACTAGAGTTTTTGGTACAGATTTACTTCGGTATGATTATAACTGGACTGCGCAAGGCCAAACTACTAGCGTTTAACCCCGAATATAGCCAACAGCTTACAGTCCTAGAGGTGAAATACGATATAGTCATCGGCAATAATATCCGCAAGAAACTTCGACTGGATATGAAAAGACTCTCCCTTAACGGTGGAGAGTCTTTATCTTTTGCTTGAAAAATACTGCTGACGGCAGCTCTTCATATTGATAGAGCCAGCCTTCTAGTGACGCTTTACGCATAGTACCGGCCGAAGCCATTGGTTCCTTTGTTTAGCCCTCTAATCATACACCAGTTGACTTCTGACCTCTGTTGTGATATTGTCTATACAATAACTGCTCCCACGATATATCAGCGTTCCAAATTGCTATCTCTCCGGGGGCAGTTTTATTATAATTAGACAAAAAACCCTGCTTTGGTTGCAGGGCTTTGCCAGGCGAGTATTTAACTGTTTTAAGGTTGTCTTTGTTTATAGTAAGTTTGAGACTTATGTGAGTTGAGGTGGAGTTTACGGATTAAAGCTGATTAAGGTGCAATACTCATTCTCATTATAACCATAAGCGTAAGAGTTGTGCTATACTTTTTTTGTGGGATTCGGTTCACAGAGGTGTGAACTAAAAGAAGCGCTTTGCGAGGGCGCTTCTTTTATTTGTGGTTAATATCCCTTAGCGAGCTGGGGTATTATCATCGCCCTTAGCGCCACCACCTGCTTTTGCTGCGATAGCGGTGATACTGATGGCTCCTAGAGCAAGTACCAAGCCTTGAGCGATAGTAACGTCTACTACGCCAATGCTTGTATCAATCAATGCAACGAATACGCCGGCAATAAAGGCTACTATAATTGTTACAAAACCTGTTACCTGGGGTAACGCCATTTTTACCATCTGCGTGATTGCGACGATGACTAATGGGATGAAAATTGTTGCTTCTACCATAATATTATTTCTCCTTTAATTAACTTCTAAAATTATTAAACAAATTACCTATCCACTGGATAAAAGCGTTGCCCGTCTTATTGGCTTCGACCTCACGATTAACCAGCTTCTCGTTCTGGACAGTCAGTTCTTCCACCTTTGCCTGCAAGGTATCACTGAGGTATGCTTTAGCCTTCAAAGTATCTACCATAGCGTTAGAATCAGCTAACTGCTTCTTCATAGCCTCGATAAGCGGATAGAGGTTATTGTCTCTATCTTGTTCCAAAAGCTTCGTACGGTCTTCCCAGCTTTCTTGCCTAGACCTACGCCCATAATCAGCAAATTCGGTATTAGCGTGGGCTTCGGGGTTGTCTGATAGTATCTCTACTGCATTAAAAGGATCTCTTGCCGGAACAATGTTCTTGGCAAATTCTTCCCTAGACATATCTCTGCCTCTTATTTGTTTGGTTAGTTGTCTGAATCGACTGTACCAGCCATCTTCGTTTGGAACACCCATAGCGCTTCCCCCTTGATTATTTAGTATAGCATTAGGATCAATAAAATCTGCAAATGAAGTTGGAGTAGCCTTAGTGGCAACATCCCAGTGAGAGTGTACCCCTGTCGATAAGCCAGTTGTTCCAGCTTTAGCCACCTCGTTACCTTCGTTCACCGGTCCATTGCCCCTGCTGAACGAATTGTTATGCATTAAACGATGATAATATTTACCATCGAATATCTGGACCATATTGCCACCAGTAGGACTAACAATATTAGTTAGCTGACCCGAAACAGGAGCATAAACAGGTCGATTTAAGGGTACAGCGTAGTCTACTCCAGAGTGCCGGCCAAACTTGGCATAATTATCCGGTACTCCAAATTGAGTGGTTATTGTGTACGGTGCGTTTACTGGCCTACGAGCCATAAGCTAATCCTTTATTTTTTCTCCGTTACAGTCTGCTCTTGAACATTCTGGTGTTCGATGTTCTGCTGAGGTACTTTCTTGAGATTATCTACCAGAGTTATAGCTTGGGTGTCAGCTATAGCTTGCATCTTTTCAGGGATAGCATCAATAGCCTCCACAACCTTAGCGTGGTGTTCGTTGTCTCTACCGTTACGCTCTCTGAGATAAGTATCGGCTGATTTAGTTGCCATAGTGTTACTCTCGGTAGCTTTGACCAACCCCTGTAGTGCTGGAGTCACATCGTTAAACATCTTCTTAATCACCCATATCAAACCCGCCACACAAGATGCGACTATCCCGAGTGAGGCTAACATTACTCCATCATCCATACCCCTATCGTAACCCTTCGCTTGTACTTTGACTGTAAATTATTGTACGCATGTCTAATTCCTAGTTATGCCCCAGGACAATTACTTCTGAACCAACATCAAAGCTTCCAGAATCAATGTTGAGAACATCTATACGAGTGATTTGGTCTGCGGTATTATTCCAAAGCCCTTCGAAGGTCAGATTGTGCGGTGCTACTGCCGCTGAGCTTGTGCCATACATGCTTCGGCCAAGAAACATTTTTTGTAAAGCTGCTATATTTATCACATCTAAGGCAGACCAGCAATCATCGGAACCAGTACTTAGGTTGCCGAGACTTGAGGTGCTTGTAGTTGTGCTGAATGAGCCGTCTATCTCGTACCTAAGACTATAGTTGCTGCCAGAATCGTTGTTACATCGCAATACTGTTTGAATAGCCCCGGAGTTTATGGTGATTATGATAATTCGCAAGTATTTTCGTGCTGGGATTGAGTTCACGGTTATAGTATCGCCGGCAACGCCTAAAGTAGTGCGCCCCAGTTCTTCCCACCAGACGGCTCCTTGTCCAGTATCAGCAAAGTCTATCTTGGCCCCGGTGACAGCTGCATCGTCAATCTTAGGGGTGGTAACTGCATCATCAGCAATAACATCAGTGGTAACTGCATCATCCTTTAAGCTACCATCATCGTTATGAGCTTCCTCAAGTACTTCAGCTACGTTGTTAGCAGATTCAGTAGTAGGTCGAATGATGATGATATCACCTACTTCGCTACCTAAATCGGTATAGCCAGGGGCGATACTGTCAATCTCAATATTGCTACCATCAACGTGACCAGTAAAGTCAACACAAGTAGCTTCAGAGATAACAGTGATAGTTTCAGAAGTGATTGGATCAGTAAAAGTATGAGGTGTACCCATGCTGCCTTTGAATCCAACCGGGTTAATGTTTAAAACGGTGTCTACAATAATTGTCGATGCGCCAGGGGAGCGAGCGTTCTGAACGGTTGCAACACTAGCGTTGCCGCTACCATCACTTCCTTTTATTTGTTCGATTGATGCCATGAATATCATTATACAGCAAAAGAGGCGTATTTCTACGCCTCTTAAGCTTATCTAGTTGCTCAGACTAGGAGTTTGAGCGTTCTAGGGTAGCAATCGCATCAGCTTTTAGACCGAACACGAACACATCACCACGAGCGCGGAGCTGAAGTTCAACACCACCGTGACCCGGTACGTCCTTAATGAGCTTCATGCCTTTTCCAGTGGCAGGATCCATCTTAGGAGTAACGCGGATGACAGCACGCTTATCAACGATGATAGCGTCATAGGTGCTTAGGAACAGAGAGTCATCAGCTTCGACAACCATCACACCGTCAACCGGTCCAAGAACACCGTTCTTACCGGCTGTGTAGCCAGCGTCAGAACCATCAAAACTTGTTACCAAGGCTTTGAAAGTGTCAGAAACAGCGTAAGGAACCCAGGCGACCATGTTTCCAGGTCGGCCACCGCCAGTTTTAACCTTAGAAACAGTGTTGAAGAACTTGAGCTTAATGCTATCAGTACCAGCTACCCAAGTAACTTTGTTACCGGCTGGTCGAGCCGCAACAATCTTAGTAATAGCGTAAGCATCGAAGTCGGGGATGAACTTGTCATATACCCAGGCACGAGCGAACTTACTGGCCAATGAAGCGACAGGAGTATCTTGCTCAAGTGTGTCTTGAATACGCAAGAATTTGTACTTGTTGTAAGCCAGTGTCATGTCCTGCTTATCAGTCTCCGCAAGTACAACAGTCTGCGAGATAGCTGTTTCATCGTAGCTACCAAGAGAACTCTCGGAAATATCATAGTTTAGTAATCGCACAGTTTGAGCGCCGGTCCAGTCAACACCGTTAGCGTCTAGGTGACGCGCAACGAATGAAGCCTTTTCGAGAGGCACATCCAGCAAAGAGCTGGTCTTAATTCCATATTCGCTAGCCATAGGGGTAAGCCTTTCTAATTAAATTCAATAAATTGTTTGTTGTCTTCTGTTAGACTAATAATACCACAAGTATTATAGTAGGAGCAACAATTATGCAAGTACCAGCTCACCGGTTTCCTCTCCGCGACTACCAAAAGGAGATTGTTGCGGCCTTTAATAAC